TCCAGCGCATCGGCTATTTGCTCGGCTGTCGGGATTGGCATGTAGCCATCTGGCACGCATCCTACTTTCTGTTCGCTCATTTCACGCTCTCCTAAATCCGTTCTTGATTACATAGGCCAGTGCATCCCGCAAATGTATCGGATGATGCCCTAGCGCTATGCCTATGCGTTTCCAGCTAATACCCTCGGTGCGCAATTCATACGCGAGGGCGACCTCCTCGATTGGTATTGCTCGCTTCCTCATGATTCAGCGCACCACTACAGATGCGCAACGGCCAGACTCTCCGGCGCGCATTGAGTGCTCGGTAAAATCACCGTGGCAGCCACACTCGCAGCGCCATAAGTCGCGCGGAGAAATGCGAATAGCCTGATCGCCTTCCGCGCATTGCTTCACCTTGCCACCGCTGGAGACATACGCCTCAGTGCTGGCCGCGATGATTGCCAAAAGATCGTTCTTGCTCATGATTGCCTCCAGTAGTGATGCCCGGCGAACCGGGCGGCGTGGTTAATCTTCGCGCACGAACTCGGCATGCCAGCAGCCGCGCTGATACATGCGGGCGATATCCAGGGCTTCACCTGCCGACCTTGCAACCTGAAAACATACAGTGGCGCCTTGCTTGTTGGTGATCCGATACATTGCTTTCATCGTCTTGCCTCCAGAGCGTTGTTCGTTTCGATGGGTGAATTATGCTTGCGTCACACCTAGCTGTCACATGATGAATTTTCACTTTAGCTCGGCCAGTCGTGAAAGCTGTTCATCATCTAGTCTATCGGCCCCGTGAATCAGCCTTGTCAGCAGGTCTTGCGGTTCCTCAATGCCCATGCGAGTCATAGTGCGAATCAGCGCGTAGTCTGTGGCCTTGAACAGGTCGAGCTTGATTGTCCGGCTCAGCAGCCTGGCTAGGCGCTCCTCCTCTTTTAGCTTGTCGCGCTCTCGCTTCTCTCGCATTCTCTCTGCTGATGTACTCACTTTGCCACCTTTCGCTTTGGGTTCATCGCCAGCTTGATGCCTGCCTGGTGCGCCAAGTCGGCCACGTACTTCTGCCGCATTCCGGTCAGTTCTGCAATCCGGCTGGAGTCCATACCCTGCGCTGCCAGCGTGCGGATAGTCTCGGTTTTCTCCCGCTTGCGAAGTACGGCCTTGCGCACTGTCGGCACCTTGTCACGCTGCGGCACTTCCGGCTTAGGCTTGCCTGGCGGCGTGACGCAGAAGTTGTAATCCGGCGCGTCACCGATGCGAATGGGCGCAGTCTGTACCGGGCCATTGCGCTGCTCAAACTCTGCCATGAGTCGTGCCATGTGTTCGCGTTGGCTGTCGTTGATGGCGATGGCGTTTGTTGGAATTAGCATTGATTATTCTCCTTTTAGCCAGCGGCCCCACTGGTCGCCCATGGCGGTGGCTATCCCTGGGTATGTGGCGCTTCGCTCAAGCCAGCGGGTTGCGGATGGGCTTAGTCGGTTCTGGCCGCTGTCGGTTTGATTTGCCCAGCGGGGAAGAGACTTGTGTATTCCGTCGCAGCGCGGGCATTCATATTGCGGGAAATACCCATGGGTTGTTTTTTTCTGAGAACCATATCGCCATGTATACCCGCACTTGCACACCATGCGCGGCGCCACCGGCTTAGTCGGCTGCAAAAGCGGGACGCCCTTGGTTAGCCAAAAACCCGTCGCCTTGCTTGCGTCGTCACCGAACTGGTGAGGATGGATGATCTGGTCTGGCTTACGGATCGCCTTGGCAACGAAAGACGAACCAGGGTTCTCAATTGCCACCGGGAACGGCAGCTCCAGCAGCCTGCGGAAATTGTCCAGTGCCTCGTCGCGGGCCGCACGGCGATCCGCGCCAACTAGAGTTCCAGGCTTGACCTTCTGATGGTATGGGCCGTCCCCGTATGCCCATGCCGCCGATACGGTTAGATAGGTACACATCGGATGCAGGACTGCGAAGTCCCATGGCTGGCGCAGCGCGACTTGCCAAATATCCCCATGCAAGTGCTTTTCGGATTCGTCGCGTGCCGGTAACAGGTCGCACGTCCAGACATCATGGCCTTTCGCCGCAAAAGCTGCGCGCGTAAGTGGGCATGCACTGTACCCGATCAATATCTTTGCCATACCAACCTCAAATAATCGAAACAACGCGCTGCGACTGGCGCAGCAGTTCCTGGTCAATCTCTAGACCCAGCTCGGTGAATCGCTGCTGTGCGGCCTTGCGAATGCCCTCATGAGGCGATTTGGTCGAAGGTTTGATATCGCGCTGCTCTGCCCGCAGTGCTTTGATTTTTGCCTGACTATCCATAATGCTCTCCGTGTGTATGTCCGATTTCGTATTCGCGTCGCGCCTGCTGTATCTGCCAAATCGTGACGCCTAACTGCTCTGCCGCCTTGCGATCTGATACGCCCTTTGCCTTCATGCGGCGAATCGTCAGGGCCAGCCGGTGACGCTGTTTCTCGTTTGCCAGCGATCGCTCCAGGGTGTGCTGATAACCGTAGTCGATCCCGTACACCTGCATCAGTCGTTTCGCCACGCCGTGGCCCATGCGGTATTTGCGCATGGCTTCTGTAATGCTGGAACACGTTAGCATCTGCTCTCGGGTCGGTCGCTGGCGCTTCATGCCGCTAGCACCTTTTCCATGCGAGCCTCCAGCAGTTCGTAGAACGTCGCAACTCGCTCGGCAATCTTGCGAATCAGCTCCTCGTCGCGATAGGCGCGCTTGACGAACATCGGCATGCCTGGCCAGTAGCTGACAAAATCAATCCACTCGCGCCCGCTAACGTAGAGTCCGCCTTGGCACTGGGCCACGTGCTCTTTCGGGATCTCGCCGGACAGGATCACGTCAACCTGAAACTTCGGGAGCTTGGTCTTGATCTCCAGCAGGCCGTCATTGCCTGACAGCGCGTCGGGAGAGTAACCGCACCCATGATTCAGGATAATGGCGCACTGGCTCAGCTCGGCGCCTTCCTGGGCGATATACAGTTCACGCGCCTTTTCTTCCAGTGCATGCCCGCGTTCGGTAGCTTTCGTGGTGAATGGCAGCTCCGCCGCCTCTCCGGTGATCCGCTCCCCGATTAGCTGATTCATGTAGCTGAACGCAGCCACGCCAAAGCCAGCCTCGCCCTTGCCGTTCACTAGCAGGCAATCCAGCTCTGACATGGTTACGATGCCAAGCCTTGCGGCCAGCCATTCGGCTGACCCCTGTTCGATATTGTCGATGATGGTCATTGCGCCGCCCCTTGGTCGCGCTGTACGGCCTTGGAAAGCTGGGCGCGAACCTTGTCGTGGTCAGCCTTATGGATCATCTCAGGCTCGCCGTACATCTTGATAAATCCGTCCTGAGTTTCCGGCTTGCACTTGGCCAACAGTTCACGAATGGCCTTTGATTGCACTTCCGTAATAGTGGCCACTGGAGCGGCTGCATAACCGTCGTCGTCCATTTCGCGCGTCGAAATATTCAGCATGGCGCACATGACGTATCGCTTGCCGTAGCTCACCGAGCTGGCGACGGCCTGGACGGCATTCTTGCCGCCACTGGTGTCGGTAGGCAGTAGCATCGTAGTCTCTTCACGGTGGCCAGCGCGGTGCATCAGGACTCCAGTGACGCTAACCCCTTCAGCCTTGTGCTCAACACGAAACGACATGGCAAAGCCATAGCGCTGCATGATGGGCTTGATTACATCGTTGATGTCCTCAAGCGTGGCGTAGGTCTTACGATTGTGACCCTCGCCGCGCTCTGCGATGCTAGGAATATCGCACTGCATTGCAGCCATCGAAGCGTTGAACTCAGTCTGCGCGTTCTTAGCGCTCATACGCTCATGCATTGCCAGTAGTCGATCCATCTTGTCCAGATCGCACTGCGGGTTAGATGCCAGTTGCATGATTACCGGCAGAATATCCGCGCTGCTGTTGCTTGCCACTACTGGCGCCGATTCGTGGCGCTCTACGATTGCATTGGTCATAACTACCTCAGTACGAAATGGATACGCGCGGTACGGAGCCGGACGCGATCAGCTTAACGATGGCCTTAGCCTGTTCTTCGGTAACGCCAGCGGTCATGATTGCCTCTTTAGCCGCTTTCATAACCGCACTTTTGTGTGCACGGTCTTTTTCACGCGCCAGCGCTTCTGCTTCGATTCGTGCTTGCTCGTCGGCTTGGCGTTTGCGTTCGGCTGCTGCTGCTGCTTCTGCTCGGGCTTGGGCGTCACGCTCTGCCTGTTCTGCGCGCTGCCTGGCTTCAATCGCTTCGCGCTCGGCACGCTCTGCGGCTAGTTTTAGCTCCAGTTCGCGGCGCTCTGCTGCGGCCTTGGCTTCAGCCTCTCGACGTGCTGTAGCGTCGCGCTCTTCTTGCGCTCGGCGTTCTGCTGCCAAGCGCTCTGCCTCGGCAGCTTCTCGGGCAATGCGTTCTTCGCGCTCTTTCTGCTCGCGTGCTGCGGCCTGGGCTCGCAGTCGCTCCAGTTCTGCCTGCTCGGCTTCGTACTTCTCACGCGCCACCAGTGCGTCGCGAAGTGCTACCAATGCCTTTTCTTTGGATCGAGCGGCTTCTGTTTCGTACTCTTCCCATTCGGCACCGATTGCCATGCCTTCCAGCCAAGCAATGTTTGACTTCAGTTCTTCGGCGTCCATGTCGCGGCACTCAAGTCGCAGATTGATTTGATCAATTCCTGATTGATGCTTAGCCTTGCGCGCTTCTTCTGCCGCTTCCCACTCAGTAAGAGGGCGGCGAACTTCGTCCTGCCATGCTTCCAGCAAATCACGCATGCGTTTGCGCTCGGCGTCGATCTTCTTTGGAACCTCTTTCAGCTCGGCTACCAGTTCCTTTCCTACGTTGTCCAGTGCAGTTTTGGAACGGGCGACCTTGTAGGCGATAGAAGCAATCGCCTCGCGCCCCTTGCGAGTGGTCACGTCCGGCGTAAAGCCGTCGATCTCTTCGCGGATTTTTGCCAGGAACGGATCAAGGCCATTTGCCGCGCTGTAAACCTGTAGCGCGGTTTCCTTTTCAGGCAATGCGACAATCTGAGTATCTGTAGTCATTTTGTTCATCCAAAAAAAAGCCTCTGAACCCTAGTCCTCTTTCGAGGTTGGCGGACAGGTCAGTAACCTGCACTAGGGTTTAGAGGCTTTACTGATTGATCGCCCGCCAAGACGATATTTACGCGCCCAGTCTACCGCACTAAGTCACGGCGTCAACTGTTCATGCATACAGAATAGGGTGGAAGCGCCGGGGCCGTCTCCCGGTATCGGCTGCCATCTGGCTGCCCTGGCATCGCTGTCGGCTGACTGCGCGTTCGCTTCAGTGGTTGTTATTCTTTGGCGGCTCTGGGAGAGGCATCCAGTGGGTTATGCCTGATAGCGGCTTGCTCGCATGGAACCACTCAATAACCTGAGCTGATACCCTGCGACCGTCGAAGGTCATAACAAAGCCTGACCGGTAAAGAGTAGGTATTTCCTCGCCTTGCAGTACGCACTTTTCAGACAGTATTTCGCGTATGGGTGGAAGCTGATCACTGCACTTAATCCACTCACTCATAAATCACTCCTTCTTGCTATCATGAATGAAGTCAAGCAACCTCAGCCAGTCCGCCCGGTCGCAGTCCATGCCCAGCGGGTGCCACTCACTACCCTCTGCCCGAGCATCGTCGTCGCGTTTGATCTCTTCCAGTAGGTCGCGCTCAATAACCGCTCTCGCCTTCGCGTCCAGCTTATCCCATACGCGAATCAGCCAGGCAACGCACTCGCTCACCACGTATGTTCTGCGCCCAAGGCAGTAGCGGAAAGCGCAGATTGCCATCATATCGCGGTCGCCGTAGTCTTCCATTGATCACCCCGTTATCTTGTCAGCCAGCCCCAGAGCCAGCACGTAGAGAGTAAATACGCATATAGCCCAGCATAGGCCGCGCCAGATGGCGTATCGGCGGGCGCGCTGGTAGCGGCTGGTCATTCTGCCACCCATGTAGCCGAACCCACGTATTCAAATTCCTCCCACTTCGCACGGAAGTAGGCTTGGCCTCCTGGCTGGCCATCTGAGCCAAGCCCCTGAACATAGCCTTGAGCGCCGAACGATTTCGGCTCAGTCACGGTCATCATGCAGAAAGCAAACATCGGATTTGAGCAATCCGGGCCAAGCTGCACAACGTCGCCGGCCTTAAGGTTCATTACTGGCTTCATCCCACCACCTCACAATGCCAAACGCCACCAATCCGAATCGGGCTGCGGCAGATATCGTTAAACGTCAGGCCCTTTGATTCGATCAGGGCCACCAGCTTGGGGAATGTATCGGCGGATAGGGTCATGCTTTGCGCTCCATGGCTTCCAGTGCGATTTGGTCAATCTGGTCGCAATAATCGTAAATGTAGTTTGCATCAGGCATACCGTTGATTATGTCGCGGACGGTTGGCCGGATGTTGCCATCTACCTGTGCCATGATCTGGCTCAAAGCTGTGCCCATGCGCTTAGCATCAGCCTCTGCCGCTCTCAGGCGGGCGATAAGGCCGCGAAGCGGCCCGGCATGAATCTTTAGTGTTGACCCGCCAAATGACAAAAACCGCTCAATCTCCGCCAACTGCTCGTCTGTAATGCTGGTGACTGGGCTTTTCATGCTGTTCTCCTCAGTAAGTGCTTCGCATCCCGAAGCCGTTGAACCTGTTTGCTTGCCGCTCGCCGCGCCTTGTCAATCAAGCAATCCCGCACGCCTTCGCAGTATTGCCGCTGATAGTGGCCATCGTTGATATAGCTGATGACTGCGCCTAGTTCGATCATCGGCGCGGGGCTAAACCGTAGCTGGCGTATCGCCTCGCGTGCCTGGCGTTCGTGGGCGGTCATGATTGGCGGGCCTCCCGTCTGTTCCAGTCGCGCAGTAGGCGGTAAGCCATGGACTTGAATGTGCCAACGGCTGGCTTGCTGTGGAAAAACAGCTCTGTCTGTCCGAGCTGCGTCACTTTGCAGCAACTATTGCGGATGGCGAAATGGCCGAAACCTGATGGCCCTGTTGCGATTTCAAAGCGAAACTTTGGCCGGCAACCGCAAAACGGGCATGTCTTAGCCATCAGCGCCTTTCTGCGAAGGCGTTCCATGAAGTCAGTCATGCTTGGCTCCTTGCCTTGGCGATTGCGGCTTTACCCATCTCAACCGCCCCACTTGACGGCATGATTGGCCCGTCATGGATTGCGCGGCATTCTCCGTGTGCGTTCCATGCAAGGCTTGCCGTCACTTCCACAAGCGCCTCCAGCAGCTCGGCATTCAGGGATTGAAGGGCGTCGAAATCATCAGCGTGAACGTATGTCTCGCCTTCCACTGCTGGCCATGTGTGTGCCGGAACGCTTTCGCCCGTCGAATATCGCTTAACAGTCATCATCACTCTCCAAACTATCCGCATAAACCTGAGCCAGAGGGCGCACCAGCTCCTCAGCCATGGCGCGCACTTCCTCTTTCGTGATCAGCAGGCGCAATGCCGCGCTTGCCTTGTCGATATCACCGGCCAGTACGTTGCGCAGTACCTGGCCTAGCGCGCCGTCGTAGTCCTCGCCAAAGTTGTAGGTATCGACAACATGCTTTGCCAGCGCATCGTCAAGCCGCATGACTTCTTCTTCGATCCGCTTGCCGTCGATATACAGCGTGCCTTCGATCAGGTCATCAACTGCGCCAGCAAGCCAGTTCTGGCCATCGGGCGTATCAAGGAACTGGTCAGGCTGTAGGTTGAAAAGTGGGGCGGTCATTTTGCTCTCCAGTGTTGTGCGTTTCGATGGGTGAACTGTAGAGGCATCCAAAAACCGAGTCAAGATAATTTTTCACCCTAATCCGTTTGCATTGGCAAACCGGCCGGTTTATAGTTCGCAAAACCAAGCAACGACACGAGGGTCAAGATGAACGTAGGTAAAAGCATCAAACACGCGCTGATCAGTAGGGGCATGAGCCAGGCAAAGCTGGCCGAACAACTGGGCGTGACCCAGGTATGGGTAAACCGCCTGGCTAACTCGCGCTCGGCATCAATGGCGACCATTGAGACGCTGGCGGCATTCTTCGGGATGAAGGTTAGCGACTTCCTGGCGCTGGGGGAGGACTAATGCCAGCCGCACACAGACCGCACCGCCGGCCAAAGCTAACCGAAAGCCAGGTGCAGGAGATACGCGAAAACCGGCGCGGCCTGACCATGAAACAGCAGGCAGCCATTTACAACGTACACCATCGGACTATCCAGAAGGTTCGGTATTTTGAGTCATGGAGAGAAGCATGAATTATCAGGAGTTCATCGCCAGCAAGCGGCACTCGCTAGGCGATCATGGGTTTGACCCGATATGGATGCCGAATGGCGCCTTCGACTTTCAGGAGGCGATAATCACCAAGGCGGTAAAAAAGGGTCGCATTGGCCTGTTCGCCGATACCGGCCTGGGCAAGACGCTGATGCAGTTGGCCTTCGCCTACAACGTGGTTCTGCACACTAACCGCCCGGTGCTTATTCTCACCCCGCTGGCCGTTGCCTTTCAGTTCCTCAAGGAAGCTGAGCGCGTTGGTATCGACGATATTTGCCACACGAAAGACGGGAAGTTCAGCAAGAAGATCGTAGTCTGCAACTATGAGCGTCTGCACCTGCTGAACCCTGACGACTTCGCGGCGGTGCTGTTGGATGAATCCAGCATCCTGAAGAACTTCGACGGCAAAATCCGAGACCAGATCGTCGCGTTCATCAAGCGCGTTCAATACCGTCTGCTATCCACTGCAACCCCGTCGCCTAACGACTTTATCGAGCTGGGCAACAGCTCCGAAGCGCTTGGCTATATGGGCTACATGGACATGCTCGGGAAGTTCTTCAAGTCGAATCAGAACAGCGTTGACAGCAACAACCGCAACATCGGCGAGAAGTTCTATCTCAAGCCGCACGCGGAGCGCGATTTCTTCGCCTGGGTAAACCAGTGGTCGATCATGGTGAAGCGCCCTAGCGACCTGGGCTTTAGCAATGAAGGCTATGACCTCCCGGCGCTGCACACGAACAAGCACATGGTCTACAACCGCGAAGCGTGGAGCGTAAACGGACAATTATCAATGCTGGCGATGCCTGCCAAAACCATGACCGAGGTTCGCGCCGAACAAAAATCCACGGTTACCGAGCGCTGCGAAAAAGCAATTGAACTGGCGTCCGGTAAATGCTCGGTTTATTGGTGCAACCTGAACGAAGAATCGAGTCTTCTCGCTGAGCTTGACCCTGACGCCGTAGAGATCAAGGGCGGCATGAGCATCGACAAGAAAGAAGACATTCTAATGGCCTTTGCAAATGGGGAGATTCAGCGCCTTATCACCAAGGCAAAAATGACATCGATGGGACTTAACTGGCAGCACTGCAACCACACGGTATATTTTCCAACTTGGAGTTATGAGCAGTTTTATCAGGCTATTCGTCGGTTCTGGCGATTTGGACAAAAGCGCGAAGTTACTTGCGAGATGGTTATCAGCGAAGGTCAAGAGCGCGTATTGCAGGCGCTAGAGGAAAAAACACAAAAGGCCATCGCGCTTCATACAAACTTGGTGGAAAACGCTAACCGCGAATTTTCCAACAAAATCAAAGCGTTCGACAAAAAAGTTCAACTACCGGAGTTTTTGAAATGAGCACCACTAAAGACCAGATCATCACCGACAGCTATGCAATCTACAATTCGGATTGCATGGAAATTCTTCCGACTATTCCAGATAGTTCTGTTGGGCTGTCCCTGTACTCTCCGCCATTCGCGGGTTTGTACCAATATTCCAGCAGCGAGCGCGACTTTTCCAACTGCGAAAGCCGCGAACAGTTCTTGCAGCAATATGAATATCTGGTCGAGCAGATTGCGAGAGTTACCAAGCCTGGCCGAATCACAGCAGTTCATTGCACGGATGTTTTCGACAACTCCTGCAACTTGTGGGACTTCCCTGGGGAGATTATCAAGATTCACAACAAGTACGGATTCCAGTACCGCTGCCGAATTGGTATCCGAAAAGAGCCGCTAAAGGTTCGTATGCGCACGATGGTAAAAAGCCTGATGCACAAGTTGGTGGTAGAGGATATGGCGCAATGCTTCCCGTCTATGCCTGACTACGTGCTGATCTTTACCAAGCGCGGCGTTAATGAATCGCCAGTCCGTCACGACTTCGGGCTTACCGAGTTTCCTTATTTCGGTGAGCAGCCAATCCTGCCGCACTTCTTGCAGGCATGGAACAATGACGAGAACAACCCGAAAGTCGAAACCTGCGAAGAGCTTTGGGAATATCTGAATACTGCATACGCAGACCACAAAGACCCGAAAACCAACAAGCTCAGCCACTACACATGGCGCCGATATGCGGACTACATGTGGGACGATATCAGCATCGACAACGTGCTGCCGTACCGCGACAGCAAGGAAGAAGACGACGAAAAACACGTCCACCCGCTTCAGCTCGACGTTATCGACCGCCTGGTCTACATGTACAGCAACAAGGGCGACACCGTTCTCACCCCGTTTATGGGCGTGGGCAGCGAGGTATACAGCCCGGTGAGCATGGGGCGCAAGGCTATCGGCATCGAGCTGAAAGACAGCTACTTCAAGCAGGCCAAAATCAACTTGGAATATGCCGCTGATCGTTTCGCGGCAGAAGACAAGCCAGATCAGGCCAGCTTGATCTAACCCATGATATACTCCCCTTGCGCCTGCCGTGGAAAGCGGGCGCAAGAGGTAAAAGACGATCAATCCCGACACCAGGCCGTTTAAGTCTGGGAGGTTGGAGCTAGGCGTTCTCTTGTCGGGGATCGTCGCGTCTAGCTCCATTTCCACCCTCTCAGACTTAAGCGGCTTTTTTATTGGGTGAAATATGACCAAAGCTGAACACAAGCAACGCGCCATGGATATGGCTTATCAGGTGCGGCACTGCTACAGCCGCACGGCAAAGAGAAAGATTGCCAGTGAATGCCTTAAGCATCTGATCGAATCATTGAAGGGGTAGGCCATGGCAGGCGATTGGATCAAGATGAGGATTGACCTTCAATCCCATCCTAAAATTGTCCGCATTCTGTCCGCAACAGACTCGGACAAATTCCGCGCAATCGGTGGACTTCATGCGGTCTGGTCGATTTTCGACACGCACAGCGAGGACGGAGTTCTTAATGGTTACTCAGCAAAAACCCTTGACCATGTGATCGGCTGGGAGGGATTTAGCGCTGCAATGATCGCTGTAGGTTGGATGATAGAAACCCCGCAAGGCCTTGTTATGCCTGAGTTTGATGAACATAACGGCAAGTCAGCCAAGCGCCGCGCGGAGGATCAGAAGCGTAAAAGAGAGTCCAGAAAGTGTCCGCAAAATGTCCGCGAAGAGTCCTTTGAATTGCGGACTAGAGAAGAGAAGAGAAGAGAAGAAGATAAAAGCTCTTGTGATCAGCAAGCTGAATCACCGAAAGCTGCGCCAGATCGAATCGATTATGCGTCAGTCACTAAAGCATTTGGCGATCACCTTGGCGCCCTACCGCAACCACGAGACATGACCGAGAAACGCAAGAAGGCTATCCGGTCAATTGTGAAACGCGGCGGGCGATACGCTGAGCCTGATTTCTTCGCCAGGTTCTTTGCCTATGTGGCTAAGTCTGATTTCCTGATGGGCAGAGGCGCTAAGCCATGGCACGGCTGCTGCTTTGACTGGCTATTGAAGCCTGAGAACTTCCAAAAGATTATCGAAGGGAACTACCACCCGGAGGACGACAATGCGTGACCCCTACAGCCTTGAGGCAGAACACGGCGTGCTAGGCGCTATGATGATGCGCCCTGATTTGATCGCCGATATCAGTGCAGAGATAACGGCAGCAGATTTTTACTTTGAAGACCATGGGGATATCTTCAAGACCATCGTGGGGATGGATGACGGGAAGACTGGCATCGATATCGTATCGGTGGCCGATAAAATTGGCGTGCTGGAGAACGGCGACAGCCCGCTGGCTTACCTGGCAGAGATCCACAAAAACACACCAAGCGCGGCCAACGCGATGACGTATTGCCGGATCATCAAGGAGCGAAGCCTAGACCGCCTACTGATCGAAGCGGCCAAGAAGGTCGGAGAGCTGGCGTATAGCGACATGCCGACCGCTGACAAGGTGGCGCAGGCTCAGGCCGTTGTTCTATCCGTGGATGGCGCTATGGACGAAGACGGCGAGGTTGAGATCAGCGACTACTTGCACGATTACGTCGAGATTCAGCAGCAGCGGCACGACATGAAGGGCATGCTTAACGGGCTGCCTACCGGACTAACCGACCTTGATAGCGCGGTTATGGGCCTGAAAGGCGGTCAGCTAATCGTCGTGGCAGGTCGCGCCAAGATGGGTAAAACCACTTTCGCTATGACCATGGTTCGCCAGATGGTTGTCAGGGCGAAAAAGCGGGGCGCTGTAATCAGCCTGGAGATGTCACGCGCCGAGCTAACCGACCGAATGGTGGCAGCAG